AACCAGACTATCGGCAACCAAGATCCGTCACCATATCATGGACTGTCGATAGTCTTTTATTTTATGGTGTTGCATATTGGCGTGTAACAGAATTATATGCAGATGATTTAAGACCATCACGTTTTGAATGGGTTGCCAATAACAGAGTTACATTTACAACAAATAAGTTTGGCACAGAAGTAGAAGAATATTTTGTTGATGGAGTTAGAGCGCCAATGTCAGGTATTGGCTCACTTATCACATTTCAAGGATTAACACAAGGTGTATTAACTACAGCTGCACGTACAATACAAAGTGCTTTAGATATTGAAAAAGCCGCAGCCGTATCCGCACAGACACCAATGCCAAGTGGTTACATTAAAAACACTGGCGCAGATCTACCAGAGCAGCAAGTATCTGGATTATTGGCACAATGGAAACAAAGTCGCCTAAATAGATCTACAGCATATTTAACATCTACATTATCTTATGAAACTACAGGATTTAGTCCTAAAGATATGATGTATAACGAAGCACAACAATATTTGGCTACACAAATTGCACGTGCCATGAACGTACCTGCATATTACATAAGCGCAGATATGAACAACTCAATGACATATCAAAATATTATTGATGGTCGCAAAGAGTTTGTAGCCTACTCATTACAGCCGTTTATCTGTGCGATTGAGGATAGACTATCTTTAGATGACGTCACACCACGAGGACATTCCGTAAAATTCAAAATCGAGGAATCGTTTTTAAGAGCTGACACAATGAAGCGCCTAGAAGCAATAGAGAAAATGTTGGCTTTAGGTTTAATCGATGTGGAAGATGCTAAAGAAATGGAACAAATGACACCTAACGGGAGAGAAACAGAAGATGAAACTTACATTCAGTAGCCACATAGAAGCTGCCGATACAGAGCGCAGAGTTATTGCTGGCAAAATAGTGCCATTTGAAGAAGTAGGCAATACTTCTGTTGGTAAAGTTGTTTTTGCTAAAGGATCGATAGATATTGGAGATCCAGGCAAGGTTAAGATGTTAATGCAACACAGACCAGAAAAACCAATAGGTCGTATGCAAAAGTTTAACCAAGCAGAAGATGGCATCTACGCTAGCTTTAAGATTAGCTCTAGCATGCAAGGTCAAGACGCTTTAATTCTTGCACAAGAGCAATTAGTGGACGGCCTGTCTGTTGGAGTAGATGTAAACAAGTCCATACAGAAAAAAGATTATTTATATGTAACCAGTGCAACATTAAGAGAGGTTAGCCTGGTAGAAAGCCCAGCGTTTAGCGCTGCACAAGTAACTAAAGTTGCTGCTAGTGAAAACGAAGCAGAGGACACAAACCAATCAACAGAAAGCGAGGCTCCTGTGGAAGATTTATCAACAGCGCCACAAGAAGCAAAGGCAGAGGCTGATACTCCTACAGTAGAAGCTGCTCGCCCAGTAATTACAGCACCATTAATTCAAACAACTGTACGTACGCCAATTACATCAATGGCTTCATACACAGAGCACAAAATTAAGGCTGCATTAGGATCAGATGAGTCAAAACTGTACATTGCAGCAGCAGATGATTCATTCTCAACCAACCCAGCATTTAACCCAACACAATACCTAACAGAGTTTGTAACAAACACACGTTTTGGTACTCCTACAATCGATGCATGTTCACAAGGTGTCTTACCTAATACTGGCATGACAATAAGTGTTCCATCACTCGTAACCAGCGCAGCTGGTGGTACAGGTGTTGCACCTTCAGTAACTGTAGAGGCAGAAGCAGGTGCAGTCGCTAATGTCGGGATGGAGTCCGTCTATCTGACTGGAACAGTCCAGAAGTACAGTGGCATGAACACGCTATCCGTTGAGCTTCTAGAAAGGGCAGGTTATCCTGGCTTCTATGCAGAGTTAACACAACAATTGCAAAATGCTTATTTAACAGCTATTGATACAGCTGCATTAACAGCATTGTTAGCAGCAGGTACAAACGGATCAGCTACAACAGCTGACAGTGATGGAATTATTGCTTACTCATCTGAGGCAGCATCATTAATTTACAAGAACACTGGTTACTTTGCACAGAACTACATTGGCAACCCAGCACAGTATCAAGCGCTACTAGGTGCTACTGATACAACTGGTCGCCCAATTTACAACGCAATTCAACCAATGAACGCAGCTGGACAAGTTGCACCTTCTTCAATCCGTGGAAATGTATTAGGACTTGATCTATATGTAGACAAGAACTTCTCAGCGACCACATTTGATGATGGATCAGCTGTAATCCTTGCACCAGAAGCATTTACTGTATATCGCTCACCTCAGGCATTTATGTCTGTTAACGTAGTATCAAACCTACAAGTACAGGTAGCAATTTACGGATTCATGGCAACAATCGCCAAGATGCCTTACGGAATCATTAAGTACGCAAAGGCCTAATTAAGTAAATCAGTAATCTCTGGGGTTTAGTAGCCCTAGCCCCAGAGAGCTATTAGCAAAGGAGTAGAGATGCCAGCAAGTTTTGTTACAGTTGCCGAATTGCGAGCGAATCTCGGAATTGGTTCTCTCTACTCCGATGCGACAGTAGAAGAAGTTTGTCAAACCGCAGAAGATTTATTAAAACAATACCTATGGTATAACGATGCACCAGTAGTGGCCGCTGGATTACAAAATAATGTAGCCACATTAGTATTAGCAAACCCAGGTTTATTTGTAAAAGGTCAAACAGTGTCTATAGATGGCTGTGGCAATATTTATGGTGGCCCTCATGTAATAACTGGCACAATCCCTGGCATTAATATTCCAGTAAGCATAACCACAGCATTTTGGTCTTTCTTTAGCAATTACTCATTCCCTAACGGATACTCATTTATTCAATTTTCTAAAGTACACGCAGACGATCCATTCCATCGCATTGTGCCAAGCGGCACAGCCTCAGGCCCAGATACTAAAGATGTCGATTATGCGCAAACCCCTGCCATTCGGGAAGCGGCAATGATTCTTGCCGTTGATATCTGGCAAGCTAGACAAGTTAGCCAGACTGGTGGGGTAGGCATGGATGGGATCAGTGCCAGCCCTTATCGGATGGGTTATCAGCTGATTAACCGAGTGCGTGGTCTCATCCAGCCGTATTCAAGTCCAGCATCACTGGTAGGCTAATGGCTGCCGTAACTACACTCCGTGGCACACTTGCAACAGCTTTAACTAACGCAGGTGTTTGGTCAGTATTTAGTTTTCCACCAGCGACTCTTTTAGCCAATTCAGTCGTCGTGACCCCATCTGATCCGTATTTAATACCGAGCAATAACACACAAATAACATTATCGCCCATGGCTAATTTTAGAATTTTGATGGCAGTACCAGCATTTGACAATCAAGGCAACCTAAGAGGTATGGAAGATTTTATAGTAGCAGTAGTAACTAAACTATCAGCATCATCTTTAGTTATGAACATATCAAGTGTCTCCGCTCCAGCTATAACAAGTGCGGCAAGTGGAGATTTATTAACGTCTGAAATAACAGTATCAATCCTAACGAGCTGGAGTTAAAATGAGTACACACGAAGAAGACTTAGCCTTTCTAAAAAAGATAGGCCAAATTAAAGACGCACCAAAACCAACTGCACAAACTAAGAAAGACGAGGAATAAGTATGGCCATATATCTAAATAATAACGTAGGTGTTAAGTTGGCTACCAATGCTGCGCCTACTACACCATCAATCGATATTAGCGCTTTTGTATCAAGCGCAGTAATTAACAAGGTAGTAGATGAGCTAGAAATCACCAGCATGGGCGATCTTTCAGGACGCTATGTAGCTGGGTTAGAACGTAGCACATTTACCATCGACTTTAACAATGACTGGGCAACAAGCCAAGTTATGCAAACACTGAACGAAGCATTTGGCAAGACCTTATCAGTATCAGTAATCACTGTTAAAGGTACTGCTGTCTCAGCTGCTAACCCAACCTACCAATTCTCAATTTTGGTAAATAATTTAACTCCACTAGGTCAGGGTGGCGTGGCTGAAATTGCTACCTCTTCAATGACCTTTACAGTAAACTCCGTGGTAACAGTATCGCCATCAGTGGCGTTCTAATTAAGGAGTAGTAATGGCAAAGCTAAAGATAACAAGGGCTAATGGTGATGTATCTGAGCACAAGATAACACCAGGTGTCGAGTACGCTTTCGAGTTAAAAAGAGGCATGGGAATTAGTAAGGCCTTGCGTGAAGATGAGAAGCAGTCAGATATATTCTGGCTGGCTTGGGAATGTTTACGCAGGGCTGGCGGTCAAGTATCTCTATCGTTTGATGAATTTATTGACAGCTTAGAAACTGTCGAGGTACTAGACGAAGAAAAAAAATAACACGCCCAGATTCTTTAGTTTATAGCATCGCTGCATTAAGCGTTGAAACTGGGATAGCGCCAAGTGAATTTATTAACATGGATTCAGAAATGATTAACGCAATAGTTCAGGTTTTGAATGATAGAGCCAGGAAGGTCAGAGATGCCAGTAGAAATCGTAGGCGTTAAAGACGTTATTAATGGCTTAACATTTATTGATGAGGATATGTATAGGCGTGTGAAATTAGCCGTAGAGCCTGTTATGAAAGGCGTAGAAGCCAAGGCTAAAGGATTTGTAGTAAGTAATTCCGATGTATTGTCTGGCTGGGCTAAACCAATATCATCTACTGTAGATTATCGCCCATTCCCTAAATATGATTCAGCTACTGTCCGTGGTGGTATTGGATACAAAGAAGGCCAAAACCGCAGATTTAGTAATGGCTATACAGTAGAAAGTTATGTCTATAACATAAGTGCTGCTGGTCGTATCTATGAGACCGCAGGTAGATTAAACCCACAAGGTAGAGCGCCATTTACATCTGTTGCAGAGGGTGGCGGCACAATGGCATTTAAGCAATCAGGTAGCAGAAAAAGTAGAAGCACATCTGCATATAGTTCTAATAATCCATTTGCTGGCTATCAGTTTGTTACTGATCTGCCTACCCTTACATCTCAGCCTAAAGTTAAAGGCGCTAGGGGTGGTGGTCGCAAGACTAAAGGCCGTTTGATTTACAAAGCATGGGCGCAAGATAGTGGTGATATTTATGGCGTAATTGTCAAGGCTATTAATGCCACAGCTACACACTTTAATAAGACTACAGATAAGAAGGTCGCATAGTGGCCAATATAGTTGTCTCCGCACTCAGTACCTTTAATAACAAAGGACTTAAAAAAGGCAAGAAAGAAATTGGCATATTTGAAAAGCAGGTCAAATCTTTTCAAAGAACTTTTCTAGCTGCATTTTCAGTAACAGCATTAACTAGATTTAGCAAGGAAGCAGTAAAAGCTTTTATGGCCGATGAGAAGGCCGCCAAGTCTTTAGAGACTCAGTTAAAAAATACTGGCTACCAATTTAGCGCACCAGGCGTAGAGCTATATATAGCCAATCTACAGAAAGCCACAGGCGTATTAGATGATGAATTACGCCCAGCATTTCAGCAATTACTAACAGTAACAGGATCAATCACCACAAGCCAAGAAGCATTAAATACTGCTATGAATGTCTCAGCTGCTACTGGTAAATCATTAAGCCAAGTAACCGCAGCCTTATCACGTGCATACGCTGGTAACACCACAGGATTAAGTAGATTAGGCGCTGGCCTAGATAAAGCCTTATTAAAGGCTGGCGACATGGATGCAATCATGGCCGAACTTAATAACAAGTTTGCAGGCCAAGCGCAAGCCAGATTAAGCACTTACGCTGGACAAATGGACTTATTAAGAGTTGCATCGGAAAATGCTAAAGAAGAAATTGGTGAAGGTTTATTACTAGCATTACAAGCAATAGGTAAAGATAATAGTATTGATGAAGTTACTAGAAAAATGGAAAACCTGGGCAAGTCCACAGGTAAAACTATAGAAGGTTTAGGCGTATTAATTGGCGAGATCAAATCTATACCTGGCGCTAAGACTTTAGGCGATATTGTATTTGGCACAAACATATTTAACATGCTTAATAAGTTGGCTCAGGAAAACAGTAAGGGTAGATTCCCTACTGCACCTGCTAGAGAAACACCAGCACAGGGTCGTATTTTAGCTGCACAAAGAAGGCAAGAGATCAAAGCATCTCAGGATTTATTAAAGTTAAAGAAGCAAGAAGTAACTACATTAAAGGCTAAGACTGCTATAGACCAACTTAAAGATAAGTTTGATATTGAGCGTATTGGTCTAACTAAGGCGCTTAATGAAGCCCAGGACGAAGAAACCAAATTAAGATTAAAAGCACAGTTGGCTATATTAGACAACAATGAAGCGATGGCTAAAAAGTTATTAGCCGAAATGGAAGCAGCCAAGGCATTAAAAGAGTTAGCCGATGCAGCCAATAAAGCAGCCACAGCCTGGGGTACTTTTGATCCAGCTAGATTTAGAATGGGTGAAGCCAAGGATCAGGGCAACGATATAGCGCAATTATTGGCAGCCTTAGCAGCTATGCAAGGTCTATCTGCTGGCATGATACCTAAAAGTGGTAGTACTAGAGCAAGTCAAGCAGCCGAGACTTTAGCCTATGGTCAAAGATATTCAGACATATCACAAGGCACATTAGGTGGTTCAATCTTTGATCCATCCTTTGCTAGACGTGGTGAATCAGCTGATTTAAGAATAACTGTAGATACAGCTGCTACAGGCGATAGATTCGCAGCACTAATAGCAGAGAGTTTACAGATAGCCCAGAAGTCTGGCGTATCGTATGGAATTGCTGGCGGTCTATAATGGCTGTGCCTACAATAAATGCAGTAATTAACTTTAGTACTGGCCCATCATTCGCACAGGCATTTTTAGTGGGATCAGGTATTTTAGGCACTAACGTATTGGCAGATAGCGCAGCTGTCATTGTGGATGTATCAAATCAAATAGACAAGATAGAAACTGCTAGAGGTCGTAATCCATTAAGTGATGAATTTCAGACAGGCACATTATCTCTACGCATCATAGATCAGAATGGCGATTTCAACCCACAGAATACATCTAGTCCGTATTACACATATTTAACACCTATGAAGAAGGTGCAGATTACTGCTACCTATAATTCTATTACTTATCCGATATTCTCAGGCTTTATTACAAGCTATGTAACTACCTACCCTAAAGAATCAGAAGATGTAACCTATACAACTATCCAGGCTGTAGATGCCTTTAGACTTGCCTACAATGCCCAGATAAGCACTGTTACAGGTGCTACTGCTGGTGATTTATCAGGTACTCGTATTAATGAGATATTAGATGAAATTGACTGGCCACAATCTATGCGTGATATTGATGCAGGCCTAACTACTATGCAGGCAGATCCTGGCACAGCTCGCACAGCCTTAGCTGCATTACAGACTGTTACACAATCAGAGTATGGCGCATTTTATGTAGATGCCGATGGTGAGTTTGTATTTCAAGATAGGTCAGTAACTGTGGGATCTATTGGTGCTACCCCTACAGTCTTTGCAGATGATGGATCAGGTATTGAATATAAGAATGTGGCTTGGATCTTAAACGATACTCTAATCTTCAATAAGGCCACTATCACTAGATCAGGCGGTACTGCCCAGGTAGCCACTAACCAGGCCTCTATCGATAAGTACTTTCTACACAGTTACTTCTTAGATGGCCTACTTATGCAGACAGATGCAGTAGCCGATGATTACGCCAGGGCTTATGTGGCAAGTAGGGCTGAAACCTCTATCCGATGCGATGCTATAGAGCTTGATCTTTATACCCCTAACTACAACTCAGGTATAATAGCCGCACTAGAATTAGAGTTTTTCGACCCTATTACAGTCAAGACTACCCAGCCAGGTGGTTCTGTATTGGAGAAAACATTACAGATATTTGGTGTACGAAACTTTATCACTCCAGGCAGTTTCCGAGTGGTATTCACTACACTAGAGCCAGTGATCGATGGGTTCATAATTGGTAACGCTAATTATGGAGTACTAGATCAGAACGTATTATCTTACTAAGGAGAAAAAATGGCAACATGGCCAGGCGCAACAGGTGATGTAGTTACATCCGCTATGTGGAATGGACTACCAGCCTTTACAGTACAGACTGCTAAGACCGCTGATTATACAGCTGCTAGTGGTGATGAGTACCAACAATTAGTACAAATGAATAAGGCTACAGCTATTGCATTTAAGTTACCTACAGATGCTACATATAACTTTGCAATAGGCACAGCGATTACAGTGCTTAATATCGGTGTAGGTGACTGCACAATTAGCGCAGTAACTAGCGGTACTACAACAGTACTTAGTGCTGGTGCTGTGGCTGCTTCACCAACCTTAGCCCAATACAAAACTGCGGTCTGTATTAAAACAGCTGCTAATGCTTGGTATGTGGTAGGCGGAATTGCTTAATACAATCCTTGGCAGTTTTTCTAGCGGTGTGGCGGCTTCCACAAGCAGTTACGAATCTATTGCTACTGTAACTGTCGGCTCAGGTGGAAGCGCAACTATTGATTTTACTTCAATACCTGCTACTTATACTCATTTACAATTAAGAGGTATTGCAAGAAGTACTGCCGTAAATGATAGAGCAGATGTTTTAATGCGTATAAATTCCGACACAGGAAATAATTATGCTGGTCATCAAATAAACGGAGATGGCTCTAGCGTTTCAGCAGGTACTTTAGGTGGAACTCCACCCGTTAATTATTTATATCCAGCGTATGTTACTGCCGGTAGTAATACTGCTTCAGTTTTTGGTGTTGCAATAATAGATATTTTAGATTACGCAAATACAAATAAATATAAAACAATAAGAAGTTTAAATGGTAGTGATATTAATGGGAGCGGTAATGCTACGCTTAGAAGTGGTTTATGGCAGTCAACTTCCGCTATAACTTCAATTAATTTATCAATGTCTAATTTTGCTCAGTATTCCCAATTCGCCCTATACGGAATTAAAGGTGCATAATGTCATCAACCTATGAAAAGATAGCGACAACTACTTTAGGTAGTTCTGTATCAACTATTGATTTTTCTAGCATTACCTCTGCATATACTGATCTAGTAATAATTATTACTGCTAAAATGTCAAATGACACTGATCTATGGATAAGGATAAATAACGATTCAGGTTCTAATTATTCTTATACAGTTTTAAGGGCTACTGGAACTGCTGTTACAAGCGGTAGAGGTTCTAATGTAACTGCTGGATTATTGGCGGATTCCGAAGGATTGCCAGGTAATGATAACAACCATATTGCAATTTGCCAGTTAATGAATTATTCCAATACAACTACTAATAAGACAATGATTACTAGAGCCAATAGAGCCAATAAAGGTGTAGATGCCGTTGTTTCTTTATGGCGTTCTACTGCCGCAGTAAATCAAATAACCATATTAAATGTTGGTGGAGAAACTTTTTCATCAGGAACTAAAGCAACTATTTACGGAATTAAGGCGGAATAATGGCAACTACATATACTTTAATTTCATCTGTAACAGTGGGGTCAGGTGGTGCGGCTAATATGGAATTTACTAGCATAGCCGCCGATTATACTGATTTAGTAATAAAAATTAGTGGTAGAACAAATGCCTCAAATTATGTAGATGACTTGATGCTTCAATTTAATAGCGATACTGGTTCTAACTATTCTTATCGTCAGTTATACGGAACTGGTAGTGCTGCTGGCTCAGGAAATGCAACGACATCAGGTGCTTATATTGGCACTTGTACTGCGGCAACTGCAACCGCTAGCACCTTTGGAAACCTTGATACTTATATTCCAAATTATGCAGGAAGCGCAAACAAATCTGTGTCGGCAGATGCCGTAACAGAAAATAATGCAACTGGTTCGTTTGTAAATCTAGTTGCTTCATTATGGTCAAACACTTCCGCTATTACTTCAATTAGAATCTTATCTTTAAATGGTAATAACTTTGTTCAATACAGTTCGGCTTATCTATATGGAATATCTAACGCATAAGGAGAAATGATGACTAACAAGATCGTAGTAGATTGCTCAACAGGTGAGGTGCAAGAGATTGCATTAACCGCTGAGGAGATTGCAGAGCGTGAGGCTATGGCTGCAGAGTACGCAGTACAGAAGGCTCAAGAGGAAGCTGACAAAGCTGCTAAGGCTGAGGCTAAATCTGCATTACTTGACAAGCTAGGCATAACAGCCGAAGAAGCACAGCTACTACTAAGTTAATGAAACCCTGGTTATGTGCAGCTGGTGTGCAGTTAAGAGATCAGATTGATACGTGGTTTCCAGATCGCAGTACTGCCAGTCCAGAAGGATGGCTGGGCGATAGTCGTCACTCCTCCAGAAAATCGGATCATAATCCAGACAAATCTGGGGTCGTCCGAGCAATTGATATTAATGCTAGGTTACAGTCATCCGACAGCCTCGCACCTTATCTGGCTGACCAAATCAGAATCGCAGCCAAATCGGATCCACGCATATCATACGTCATCTATAACGGGCGGATATGTTCAAAAATTCTAAATTGGAAATGGCGTAAATACAGAGGTATTAACCCGCACCGCTCACATCTGCACTGTAGTTTTACTAAGGCAGGCGACAAAGACGGCAGAGAATTCGACATACCACTACTAGGGGGAAAAATATGAAGATAACAAAGAAGCAGAAAGCCATACTAAAATCCTATGCACGTGGGGTATTAGTATCTTTTTTAACATTTTTAGCAAGTAATGAATTAGGTTTAGATCCAGCACTAGCTGTAATAGTTGCAGCTTTCGCTGGTCCAGCAGTTAGGGCTTTAGACAAATCCGATGTAATCGGTACTAATGAAAAATGAGTCCAGCGGAATGGGCTGGCTTTGGCGCTGGTATTTGCGCAGTGCTGAGCGCAGGGCTAATAGGATTACGTTTCTTAGTTAAAGGTTGGTTAAACGAACTACGACCTAATGGTGGATCTAGTATGAAGGATCAACTAACTAGATTAGAACAGCGTGTCGATGATCTATTCCTTATCATGAATAAGCGACAATAGCAATATGGCAACCGCACGCAAGCGTAAGAAGGTTAATAAGCGCAAGGGTAAATACACCCATGAGCAGATCAATACCAAGTTAGATACCTATGCCATCTCGTTGCGTGAGTTTTATTTAAGCCTAAGACGTGCAGGATTTCCAGTAGATCAAGCTCTAGGGATGTGCGATAAAAACGTATTCCCAGACTGGATAGCACCAACCAGTCCAGACTTTGATCCAGTTAATCCAGACCATGACCCCTACGAAGACGAGGACTAATTGCGCAAAATTGCGTTTGTGTCAGATCTGCAAGTTCCTTTTTTTAATGAAGCAAGTGTCAAATCAGTAGGCCGTTTTTTAGCCAAGTGGCGGCCTCATAGAACTATCTGCATAGGCGATGAAATTGATTTACCACAATTAGGCG